CATCGTTGAGTGCGTTAGCATAACAATGAGTCCACTCAAAGTTATCCAAGCTAGACCGAACCCATATTGTGCAAGGATGATTGTACATCATCGGCAGGTATGGTGTGAGTGGTCTTTCTTCCAAAGGAAGATGTTTAATCTTGGCTTTCTCACTATTCAGAACTTCTCTTTCTTCTTTGTCCAATGCACGAGGAACAAAGCCTAGCTTTGCATCGACCCATATCGCAGTACATAAGAGTTGTGCTGCCTCGAGAGGCATCTTTACTATGTGCTTGTCGACATGGTACTCAGCGCACTTGTCGAGGTCTTCGTCAAGATAAAATAGATTCATGCTATCCAGCACTTATACTTTGGACATTCGCCAGACTGATGGTCTAGTTCTTCTCCGCAGTGTTCGCACTCTCCGATATGCCAATCATCAAATGACTTTGTCTCAGCATTCCACATCTGACAAGTTCTGTGTTCTTTGTATTCTGTATTTTTCATATGAATATTATACTAAATTTATAACCATATGTCAAGTATTATTTTCTGATTTCTTACAATATGGACACTTCTCACCGACAGGCACGTAGACTACGTCCTTTATCCATCGGCAGAAGTGTTTCCACATCGAGTTCATGATTACTTGCTATTGATTTTGTCTTTTGCTGTACCAGCATAAAGACCAAACCAAGCCGCTCCAGCACCTACTATGACAGATATTAAACCTGACTGTTCGAGTGTTGGGTCTTCCAAGTTCATGAACCACATTGTTGCGTAGTATAGTAAGAATATGTATACTGATAAGAAAGCTCTCGGAAAGATTCTCCATGCGTCTATCATATTTGATAAGAATATCCAACGCTGCCATGGATTGTCTGGCTCCTTGTTTGCTTTGAGTTCTGTTATCTCAGCTTTGAGATTACTGTTCTCAGTTACCAGTTCCATAAACTTACTTAAGTCTATCTCTACTTCGTTCCGTGACATATCGCCACTGAATCGCTCGTCTGCCATAATATTCTCCTACGGCTTCCAATCGTACCAATCTTTCCTCTTGTAAGGTTTATCCCCTTTCTCTTGAAAGTGAAAACTGATTGATATTCTTGGACTTAGGGTTTCTACCCTATGGAATTGCCCTTTCGGAATGTAAAGTAAATCACCTTCGTCAAGAACAAAACTGTCTAACAAGGTTGTACTGTCTGGTCTGTACGGCATGCCCTTGTTATGAAACTCTTTGTATATGTACCAGCGTATCTTTCCTCTTACATGAAAAAGAAAGTTATCTGTAGAGTCAGCGTGAATACTAAATGTTTTTGCATCCTTTTGATTACTACAATAAATATTCGCTTGCCCAACTCCATAGTGTTTCTCAAACTCTTGGCATTGTTGCCACATTTGTTTATTAAGAAACTCACTGATGGTTAGTATAAAACTGTGTCCATTTTTCCACATCTCAAGTAGTTCTTCTCTAGTCTTTGGTTGCTCGGATTTCTTTTTACACCACTTGCCACCCTTATCATCAACTACCTGTAACTGTGGAGTTCTATCCCATTGCCCAATCTTTGTTTGATTGAGGTAGTTATCGAACTCGTGCCAACTAAAATAATCTTTAAATCTGGTCTTTGATTTAATTATAAAATGTTTTTTACCCTTGTATTGTTCATAAAATCTATCAACACCCATTGGGCCTAGCAGCTCTTCAAATTTCAAGGGCTCTTACCTCATCTACTAACTGCCACCAATAATCTGTGATGTCTGTTCTTTTATGTGTTGCTTTAGCACTCATCAAATATGAACTGTGCCATGGTTGATAGCTAAGTGCTGTTAAATGTAAATGGAATATCTGATTTAATTTATACTCGTCCTGTTCTTCGTCTTCATTCAAAAGACTGTCTGTTATATACCCATCAAAACAGTTCCACCTAGAGTCTATTCTTGTTATCATCATATTCTCTACTTCATTGTTAGGATTTGCTCTAGCTCTTAGTCTTTCCATAAATATCCACTTAAAGCCTGGTGTTACTGCACCCCAAGAATGAACTTCATTCCAGTCAAAAAATTCTTGTGTCTTTGCACAATCCATCAACATCATACTATCACAATAGCTTCCCCTTTTGTTTCCTGCCATCATCTTTGCGTCCCATACCATTCCAAAAGGTCTACCATATAAGTTTATGTCATAAAAATCACTAATATCTCTAAAGTTTATCATGTCCATATCCATATAGATAGCTTTTCCCTTAAATCCCATAAGTTTTGGTATTACATACCTCAATCCTGTAAAAGGTGTACCCCAACCAAATGCAGATACTCCAGGAAACATACTTGGTCTTAGAAATGTTATGTCCAATGGTCTACTAGAATTTTTATGTAGTGTATACGCTAGTATCTTTTCTTGTATCTTATCACATGGATGGTCACTTGCACCTACAAATACAGGAATCCTTTTTGTATCTTTGGATTTTGGTACTTGTATTACTGTAGTATCACTACCCGTAGCATCTAAATACTTTGAGTCTACTCTATTAGCTTTGTGCGAGTTATCGTATTCATCGTGAATAGGTTGGTATGTTTTTTCTGATTGACCTAAAGCTCCGTTGTCTTTATCATCAACTGTAAATGAATCTGTTTTATACCTCATACCACACCTCTATAAACATATTGCCTGTCTTGGGATATACCATAGTTGTAGCCATATTACCTACTACTTCAAACTCCTCATCTTCTACATAACTGTTCCATATCTTCTTCTTGTCATAAAAATCACTTTTCCAAGAAGGAGTAGCATTTACCTTGTCCATTTCACCATAGATGTGATGTCCAGGACGTTTACTTCCTAGAATTATATTCTCGCCTAGTGATATATAAATAGCTTTTCTTCCCATTGCTTGATGGAAACTTCGTTCTGTAAATCTATATAAAGTAATCTTCATTACCCTACTGTAACCTGACACTTTATTGCTGATGTCAAGTTCTTTCATTATTTCTTTTTGATTGTTTCTCCACTCGGGATGAGTGTGATTATAGTCGGTACGACCTATGTCATGTTTGTAAAAAAGTATGGCGTCACCAAAAGGCATCCCCCAGTCAGCACTCCATACATTTCTACTTGCTATTGATTTTATTGTTGATATTGTTAAGTTCATCTTCTAGTTTTATTATTCGTTCCTCAAGTTCTTCATTCCAATCTTCCAACTCCCAGAATCTGTCTTGTGCTGGTTGGTTTCTATCAAACCATTTAGCAGAGGAGTTTAAATCTTTCCTCCAGAATAATAAAGTTAAAAGTTGTTTTAAGCTGTCCATTTACCTAGCATCATGTCACGTTCATAGTTAGATGTAGGTACTCCTGGTGCAGCTTCTTCTTTATTTCCTGCTGACAGTATGTGTACAAATTCATCCATTGTAGCTGTGTACTTAGAAGGTAAACTAAACTGTAGAATGACTCTCTTGTGATTACCAATATTTCTATCGGATAAGTACTGTCTTCCGTCTAGTTTTCCTACTAAACAATTCCAATTCTTTTGTCCTGTGTACTTAGAATCTCTGTATTTATAATGCTTACCATCAGACACATAATTTGTTACTCCTACGCCTGAATTCCATACAAATCTTATAAAATTTATAGGTTTGTTTTTACCACTATGCCATGGAGTCCATCCATGATACTCTGGTTGTATTTCCCAAGTGTCCATTTCCCATGCTTTATTGTTGGTTGCTTTTCTTAACCAACCTAAGAAATTATACTTAGTTGTGCATGGCTCTGGTTTACTAAATGTTTTTACGCCTGTTTTTCTACTTGGATAGTATCTATACTCATGTGTATGGAAGTGCCTACCTGAATAGTCTACTCCATTACATTCTTCTATTGTTCCATCGTCTGCATCCATAACTTGTTTAAGTCTTGCCATGCTGACATTTGGTGGTGGAGTGTACCTAAATGTACTCGGATGTCTTAGCACTTGCTGTGCCATTAAATCTAAGTCTTTTAGTACTCCCCTGTTGTTTATTAGAATCTTTTTCATTTCTCATTTTTTGTCTCGCTTGGAGCTTTAGGAGCAGTTACTTCTCTATAATATATTACTACTTCTCCTAGTTGATTGATATACCTTTTAAGTTCTTGCATATCTTCTGACATAACTTTGTAATCTCCGATTGTTGTTCCTACGAACAATATTTCTCCATTGTTCTGCTCTTTCATTTCATCTAAGAACTGGTCTAAGTAGGTGTAACCCTCTGGCCAATCTGGATTTTCGGTATCTTCTTTGATGCAGCTCTTTGGTCTTTTCATACTGCCATCGTCTTGTAATCTTTTGATACAAGGATTTGCTATCCTTGCTTCTGATACTACCCACCATTTAGGTGCGGTAAGTTCTAGTGGTCTGGGTAAGTCTGGTTGCATTATATCGATTTCTAGTGGTTTAGATACTATCTCTACTTTCTTAGTAGGAAGTAAACTACAACTACTTATCGTCAGTGCTAGGCACAGTAAGCTCGTATAACTTTTCTGTATCATCTTCCATTCCCTCCATCACTTTTTCACTACCATTGTTGAACCTGTTTGACATGAGTCCAGGCTTTTTCAATGCTAACATATCTAAATTGTGTCTGCTAAATATTGCAAGATACTCTGCTTTCTCAGCTTCTATTTCTGAGTTTCTTCTAGACATATTCATTAGAGACTTACCTTGTTTTTCGTAAGACTCTCTCAGTGTGTCCATTGCCTCTTGCTGGGCTTGCACTGCGTTTTCTAACTTTATGTTGTTTTCCTTTAAGGTTTCGTTTTGGTTGTATAAAAAGTAACAAAGACCTCCTAGTACAACTAAACCACCTATAGTTAATTGGTTCATAGTTCTGTTATCCTGTAGTTAAGTCCTTCTGCACCTCGTATTTCTACTAGTTCTCCATCTTGTGTGGTGAATGAGAGGAACTTTTCTTGTTTCTTGTGGAATTTTTTGACTACAAAGGTTTGGTCGTCTGCGTCTCCCCATGTATGATTATAACTAACTTGTAGTTTATAATATGTAATGAACAGGGACTTAAACCAGTTCCACCAGTCTTTTAATTTTTCTCTAAACTCAGACATGAGTCCAATCTTTGCCTTCGTATAACAAAGCTTCTGCTTCTCTTCTTCGGATAAGTCCTTCTAAGACCTTACCCCCTGCTTTGTTCCACCTTTTGATTTGAGCGGGGACTCCAGCATGGTCGCCAGAGTTGATGACTTTCAACATAGTTGAAGCGCGAAGATTACCATTACCGAGATTGAACACCCAAGACACAATTGCATCGAATTGATTCTGAGATAGTGGAACGTTTACTGCTGTGTTCACATAGTTTTCGTACTCCTCAATCTCATGTACTAGCATCTCATCTGCTTCAGCCTTTGATATTTTGTCTCCTTCTTTGACATCTTTGATATGTCCATATCCGATAGTCCACACACCAGCTGCACACTTGTATGCCTCTAGTTCTAGTCCTTCGAACTTCTTAATTAAACTTAATCCTTCTATTGAAATTTTCATACTTCTCCTTATAGGTTGGGGACTCGCAATGAGTCCCCGAATACATTCTGACAGTTTATGAAAGAACGACAATGCTATTCAGCATGATGCCACCAAAGGCACATACGAGAGTTGTATTTGCAACCATGTTGCAGAACTCTCCGTTCTCACATATACTATCACGAACTTTTGCTAATGCTTTCATTAATTAATCTCCAAGATTTTTCTCTTGGAATCTGGAGTTCGTGTTAGTTGGATTGTCAGTAATCCGTCTTGTAGACTTACTTCATCTACTTGTAGGTCAGCGTTTAGAATAAATCTTCGTTCAAAAGATTTCAGACTTAGCCCCTGATGAACAAATTGTTCGTCAGCTCCCAGTTTCTGTTCTTTTTTACCCTTGATGTGGAGTTCTTTGTTATCAAAGACTATCTCCAACTCATCTTTTTTCCAACCTGGTACTGCAACTTCTATACGATAGTCGCCTTGCCTTTCGATTAGGTTATATCTCGGATATCCACTCTCCGTGTAACTCGGTAGTGTAGGCATATCCAATCCAAGCCAAAATTTACTTAAATCTATACTCATATTTTTCTCCATAATTCCTTTTCAGTAAATACTCGCATCTCCAAAAACGGTAGATGCACCAATACGCAAGTGAAAC